AAATACAACGTTGGAGTGAGCAAGGGCGGTGTTTCTTTCAAGGAATCTTTTAGATTCCACAGGAATAAAGCGTTGAAGGGTGGCCCTAAAACGTTCACTTGGAACGGCAAGCAGTACACAACTGAATTAAAGAAGCCAGTCAAGAAGATGGGAGGCGGCATGATGAAATCCAAGATGGCATCCAAGGGTGGTGCTCGCGGTGGCCGTAGGGCTATGGGCATGAAGAATGGCGGCTTCCCTGACCTGACGGGTGACGGCAAGGTCACGCAGGCGGACATCCTGAAGGGTCGAGGTGTTGCCAAGAAGAAAGCTGGCGGCATGATGAAGTCCAAAGGATATGCCAAAGGCGGTGCTGTCAAGAAGAAGGGTATGGCCAAGGGTGGAGCGACTTCACGCAAGCCTACGAAGCCACGCGGTGTAGGTGCTGCTCTTCGCGGGTTCGGGAAGGCTGGCCGCTAATGGCGATTCCTGCGGTAATAGCCGCCTTTATTGCCAAAGAAGGCGTTAAGAAGGCCATCAAAAAGTTTGGCGAGAAAGCTGTAGATAAAGTTAAAAGTTCAACTGGAACTAATTTTAAGGACGCTAAAACAAAAACTGGCGAACAATCTCGAGGCCGCATTCAGTCTAAAGATGGCAAGACAACGACTCATTTAATGGGGCCGGCGGTAATTAAGATTCAAGGCAAAAGAGATCAGTTGTCTGGAGCCGCTAAAGGGTTAGCTGCAGGGGTTACCCTTAGCAACCTAGACAAGCTTCCAAAAGGAAAGGAAGGCTCTCAAGCTGATCGCAAGGAGGCTAGGACCGGAAGAAGGCCTAGCAAGACCAATGCCCAAAAGAAAGCAGACGCTAAAGCTGAAAGAGATGCTGCTTTTGAAAAAGCTTTTAGCAGAGCAAGAAATGCAGGCAAGTCTACTTTCACCTTTAGAGATGAGGGTGAGTTCAATACCGACATTAAAACTAATGACCCTAGAAAAGTTTCTAGAGTCGTGAAGAGATCTAGTGGCGGTATGATGAAAAAAGGTTATGCCAAAGGTGGCTCTGTGCGTAAGCAGTCCAAACCCAGAGGGGTAGGCGCAGCTAAGCGCGGTTACGGTAAGGCTCTTCGATAGTGGCTGCTCCGTTATTTCCGATCATAGCCCTCATCGCCAAGAAAGGCGTTGAGGCTGCGATCAAGAAGTATGGCAAGACTGCCGTTAAGAAAGCGCAAGAGGCATCTAAGAACCAGCCCACGCCGAAGTACATGCGGGATCAGAAAGGCCCGTCGATTGCTGATCGTGAGCGTGCTGCGACTGCAGCGAAGAAGACTCGCAACCGTGTTGCTGCAGGAGCCGCTGCTACAGGTGCAGGTGCCGCAGGAGGCTACGAGTTGATGAAGCGTGTTGGTCGCGCTGAGATGGAGAAGAAGGGGATTAAGCCATCTGGCACCCCGCTAGAAAAATCAAAAGGAGGAATGGTCACCAAGTGGGAAACCAAGTGGGGCTAACATAGTTTGCCATATCTGCAAAGCAACATCCCGCACTTCAAGTGCTGGGTGAGACGGGAATACACACACAATCACGAGAAATACCATGGCGAGTTTTTACACGCGATGGTTATTGCTGTAACTACGATGCCTACGAGATGCCTCAGTTTTCAGGTCATTTTCACTGGGTGTGAAACTGACGATGAAGAGGATGAACCGAATGTCCATGGTGGAGCCATGTGGGCAAGAATGCCGATCACTGCTTTGGTTGCGGATACGCCGTTTGAGGAATGGCCAGAGCCTATGGCGGTACATGATGCCCAGCCTTGGGACTGTTCTTCTCACACTCATTCTGTATACGTTCTAGATCGTGCTACACCTTGCCCTTGGATGGCGAAGATTGGCGGTGAAATGTATCCCGCGAAGTACTTGTTCACGGTTGATTATGCTGAGAATGAGATCGCTGATGATCCTGCACAGCACAAACAATCGCATGTGATGGAGTTACTTGATGCTGGCGAGTGGACTGGGAATATAGTAGCTTTGCCAAACAACCGAGTGCGCGTGACGCATCCGGCATGGTTTGAGACTGGCGAGGGGGCACCTGATTTTAAGCCGTCTCAGCATATTCATTACAGCAAGTCGGATTTGGATTACACGTTAGATGTGAACCGTATCTTCGATAATCTGTACGCAGACAAAGAGTAAGCCATGGCTATAGAGCGCGGTGTAGATGACGTAGATATTAACGAGCTTGATATCGAAGACAACTCGAAAGAGATTCAGGTTGGCGCGGTCACTGAAGATGAATTAATCCTTGATGGCATGGACGATGAAGATGCCATGATCATGGATGACGGTACGATGGTCTTCGGTGAACAAGAGCTTATGGGTGACATGCCCATGGCGTTTGATGCCAACCTCGCAGAAACAATGGAAAGTGCCGATCTTGGTCGTATTTATTCTGACCTGATGAGCGACATCGATGATGACCGATCTTCTCGTAAAGAGTGGATTGATCAGTACACCGAAGGCCTCAAGTTCTTGGGCATGAAATTTGAAGACCGCACAGAGCCGTTTGACGGCGCTTCTGGCGTAGTTCACCCGCTTCTAGCCGAATCTGTCACCCAGTTCCAAGCGCAAGCCTACAAGGAAATGCTGCCCTCTGGCGGGCCTGTTAAGACTATGGTTATGGGTATGGGTACGCCGCAGACTGATTTGCAGGCTGCTCGTGTGCAGGAGTACATGAATTACCTGATCACTCAGGAGATGAAAGAGTACGATCCTGAGACTGACCAACTGCTTTTCTATTTGCCCTTGTCTGGCAGCGCGTTCCGTAAGGTTCATTTTGACCAATCATTGGGCCGCCCTGTATCGCGCTTTATCCCATCTGAAAAACTAATTGTGCCTTACGGCACCACCAGTCTTGATGATGCGGTTCGTATCACGCATGTAATTGGCATGTCGATGAACGAAGTTCGCAAGCTGCAGCAGACAGGTTTTTATCGCAAGACAAAGAGTTCTGGCGATTATGACGATGCTTCTTACTCAGATGATATTGAGGATGAGATTGATGAGCTTCAGGGCATCAAGCCTTCAGGTGGTTCTAGTGACTACGAGGCTGAGCTACTTGAGGTTCATGTAGAACTTGATATTCCAGGCTTTGAGGATGTGGATGGCAATGGTGAAGAGACAGGAATCAAACTACCGTACATCGTCACGTTACTACCGAAACAGAACACTGTTTTATCTATTCGCAGGAACTATGTCCAAGCGGACGTTATGCGCCGTCGCATTGACTACTTTGTGCATTACAAGTTTCTGCCAGGCGTTGGTTTTTATGGTTTTGGTCTGACCCATATGATTGGTGGCTTATCTCAAGCAGCCACTTCCATTCTGCGTCAGTTGATCGATGCCGGTACGCTGGCCAACCTGCCTGCAGGATTCAAGGCTCGTGGCATTCGTATCCGAGATAACGATGTGCCGTTGCAACCTGGTGAGTTCAGAGACATGGATGCACCTGGCGGGTCACTGCGCGATGCATTGATGCCTTTGCCGTTCAAAGAACCAAGCGGCACACTTTTGCAGTTGTTGGGCATGTTGGTTGAAGCGGGTCGTAGATTTGCTTCTGTTGGCGATATGCAGGTAGGTGATGGCAACCAAGAGGCGCCTGTCGGTACTACGATTGCGCTGCTTGAGCGCGGCAGTCGTGTAATGAGTTCAATACACAAGCGCATGCACTACAGCCAGCGAGTTGAGTTCAATATTCTTGCACGAGTAATCAAAGACTCACCGATCAAGGCATATCCATACCAGATCGCTAGTGGCCAGCAGCAGTTGATGGCGCAGGACTTTGATGATCGAATCGACATCATTCCTGTCTCTGACCCCAACATTTTCTCCATGAGTCAGCGTGTCATGCTTGCTCAAGAGATGATGCAAATGGTTCAGTCGAACCCACAGATACATGGGCCTCAGGGAATGCACGAGGCGTATCGCCGCATGTACGAAGCGATGGGTGTGCAGCAGATTGAGCAGTTATTGCCCCCACCGCCTCAACCACAGCCTATGTCTCCAGCCATGGAGAACGCTGGGTTCTTGCAGGGCCAGCCAGCACAAGCTTTTCCTGATCAGGATCACGACGCCCACATACAGGCGCATTTGACGTTATTGAAGTCTCCCATCGTTTCTGCGATGCCACCTGGGCAAAGCCCTGTGGCTGGTATGATTCAGGCGCACATCTATCAGCACGTTGATTTCAAGGCGCGTGAAATGGCTGAACAAGACCCTGAGATTCAACAAATGCAGCAGCAAATGCAGCAGATGCAACAACAAGGTCAGATGGACCCAATGATGATGCAGCAGTCTCAAATGCAAATGCAGCAGATGCAGCAGCAGATGCAAGTGATCATGGAGGACAAGGTTGCCCAGATCACAACGCAGATCATGGAAGATCTAGCCGAAGATCTTGCACCGCCACAGCAGGATGACCCATTGGTCAATCTGCGTGACCGTGAGCTTGATATCAAAGAAGCCGATTTGCAGCGTAAAGCTGAAGAAGCTGATAGACGAATCAATCTAGAAAGTGAGCGAATTGATAACACTGCCGACATGGCGGATGAGCGAATGGATCTGCAGCGCGAGTTAGCTGAGATGAAGGATGAAGTCGCTCGTGAGCGAATTGGCTTGCAGAGATCAGCCCAAATGGCTAAAACTGCAGAGAATATGGCGAAAGACTTTTTCGGTAATCGATAGAGAGATTTACAATGAGTTCAGTAAGACAGAAGATGGCAGCAGTTCAGAAGTCCGTAAACAAGGCTCAAGAGGCTTTACGCAATGGAACAGAACCAGAGTCTATTGAAGAGATTGATCAAGCGCCTGAGGCGGTGGTTGAAGAAGTCATCGAACCCGAAGCTGTAGAAGAGTCAGAAGAAGACGATTCTTCTGAAGAAGAGTAAAGAATATGAGTCAACGTCCAGGCGGGCCAAGGCCCGACAGAGCGTTCCCCGGATTCCTTCAAGGAAGATTGATGGATGCTATGCGTAATCGCGGCGTTGGTGGCCCGCTGACGCGGGGGCCTGGAGGCCCAGCGGGAACTATGAAGGCGTTTCCTTATAGGCCTAAAAATACAGGTCAGCAATTCGGTCAGATGGGAGGCGGCTCTACGGTCCCATCGTTGCAAGAGTTGTTTGCACAGCGCGGCTTTGATGCGCCAGCAATGCAGACAGGTATGCAAGATCAAATGATGAGGATGTTCAAAGACCCAGTTACAGGCGAAAACAGAACTGGTGGCGCACATTCTGCAAACCACGCTAACGCCATGAGTGAATTTTACGGGCAAAACCCAGAGGCTCTGGAGCTTGCGAAGCAGTACAACACCGACCCCACGCAATTTGGCGGCAAACCGGCTCCTACCAGATCGCTACAGCAACACATCATGCCACCGATTGAAATGATTCAGCGACCAGGCGGCTCTGCTTCTTTTCCAGGCAGCACGACCCAGAGACGGGCCAGACCTGATATGGCAGGACGTGGAACGGTGATGGATCAGCGTTATCGCTCAGGCGATGGATTCGGCGGTGGTTTTGGCGGTGGCTTCGGGAATCCTTTCGGCGGCGGGTACGGTGGCCGAGGTGGATTTGGCGGTGGCTATGGTGGTTTCGGTGGTGGATTTAACCAGCAACCACCTATGTTTGGCGGTTTTGGTGGCTTTGGTGGCTTCCCTCCTCCGCAACCCTCTTATGGCGGTGGATTCGGTGGAGGCTTCGGCGGTGGATTTGGTGGTGGATTCGGCGGAGGCTTTATGGCTCCAAGATCACCATATGGCGGTGGCTTCGGAGGGGGTTATGGTGGCCCAGGCTTTGGCAGTCAAATGCCTTACGGCATGGGTGGACCAGCATTTCAGCAAGCCTATGGAGGCGGACAACAACGCATGCCTAGGTTCC